TCTCGGCAAGCTGGACGGTCAGTGGCGCGGTCGGCGCGTCCGAGCCGCCGAAGACGCCAATCGCGAAGACGGCGCTCGCCACGTTGGGCGAGGAAATCGCCAGCGACATATCGCCGGCATTGTTCGCATCCGTGTCGGTGTTGGTGATCGTGTTGGAGGCGCCGGTCACCTCCCAGACGTGCATGGTGAGCCGCTCGCTCTCGCTGTGCGAGCCGGTGACCACCAGGGATTCGCTGGCCGAGATCACGCGCCGGAACACCGCCAGCCGCGTGCTGGGCGAGCTCGTGCCGTTGGCCGAGGGGATCTGCGCGCCGATCAGCGTCCAGGTGCCGGAGCGGTTGTCGCTCACGGCGATGGAGGCCGTCGTGGTGCTGGCGCCGATGCGGGTGCCGATCGCCACGAAGACGATCGAGCCCACCGCCGGCGTGAACGACGAACTGGCGAGCGTGGTGACGGTGTTCGTCGTGCCGCCGAACCGGAGTGTCGGCGTCCCGATCGCCATTACCCGAAGGCGGCCAGTACCGCGTCGATGCGGGCCAAAAGCTCCGCGCGCTCCGTGTCGCGCAGACGCACGTCCAGGGTTTCGAGCTCGCCCGAGACGGCGTTGTAGCCCTCGAACGCCGGGCAGCCGTCCTTGGTGGTCTGCGGCCAGTTCATACGAAACCAGGACGCGAACGCCTGGATCGCAAGCTCGGGCTCGTTCAGCGCCGTGGCGAAGTCAAAGTCGTCGGGCAGGTCGGGGTTGTTGCGCACGAACGCGGCGTTGATTCGCTTCCGGCCCACCTGCGCCGCAGCAAAGTTACGGGCGCTGAGCACCGACTGGTAGACCTCGCGGCTGCCGGACCCCGAGATGCGCCCGCGCTCGACGTCGCCGCGCCATACCTGGAGCGCCGTCTTCACAGCCAGGAAGTTGGCGCTGACCTGGGCCGCCACCCGGTCAACCGTCTCCGCGCTGGACTGGATCGGGAAGGGCATCATGCCGCCGCTTCGGTAAGGGTGAGCGAGGACATGCGAACCGGGCCGCCGGCAGAGATCTCCGCATTGTTGATGATGAGCGTTGCCCCGCTCCCGGTGACCCCGACGTCAACATCGATCACGGTGTTGCCGGCGCTATCCGCGATCCGCGCCCAGGTGGCCGTGCCGGTCGCATCAGCGACGCTATCCTCGGTGATGGCGTTGAAGGTAAGCACGCCACCGCTCGCGGCCGGCGCGCACGGGTCGGAGCACACCAGCGTCGCCAGCAGCGTGTTGCCGGCGAGCGCGGCGTTGGCGTTGGCCGGCTGCGTGCCCGTGTAGATCTTGATCGTGCCGGCACCCGAGCCCGCGTCGATCGCGTCCCGGATCAGGTTCATGCGGCTGTCGCGCAGGTTCGAGACGATGCGGACATTGCCCATCAGCAGGCCCCCGTATAGGCGGAAAGGTCAGGCAGGACGCGGAGCGGGCTTTTGTCGGCGTCCTCGCCTTCAAGGAGCTCGATCTCGGTCGAGAACAGCCGATCTAGTTCTTGTCGCGTGGGAATATCTATATCCCCGCGCTCCAAACTTAGGAAATAACTACACCCCGCCACCATCACGCCGGTCCAGGCGGTCGGCACGTCGAGGTTGTCAAGCATCGTGCCGACGTCGCGGAACAGGACCACGCGCTGGTAGCGGACCTCGTAGCGGTTGCTCAGATCCGGCGTGGGCCAGAAGTAGAGGGTGCGGTTGTCGCGGCCACGCTGGAGCCAGAAGTTGACCGGTCGGCCCTTGGTCGTCTTGTCGGGAATGAGGTGGTACTCGTCCCGGGCCATGCGCGTCAGCGGCACGTCGGTCGGCGTGACCTGCGTCGTCTCGCGAACGGTGACCTCGAGCACGTCGTGCTCGTCGGCGGGGAGCGAGTAGGCCGCCTGCCCGGCCGTCAGAGTCAGGATGCCTTCGGTGACCTTCCAGTTGGCGACCCGGCGGGCGAGCAGCCGCTGGAAGGTGAACTGGAGGGCGCGGCGGGCGCGTTCAATGTCGTAGCCCTGGTCGGCCCCACCGGGGAGCCGGTCCATGGCTGCGGCGAGCACCTGATCTACATCAAGTGCCCATGTCGAAACGGAAGGAACCGCCACACCGCGCTACTCCGGTCAGGCGCTGAACTGCCGCACGCCGTACTGGGTCAGCGTGCTCGTCAGGTCGGGGACGTAGACGAAGGTCAGCCGGCGGGTGCCGTCGGCGGCCTGCGAGCCCGGGATCACCGTGCCGCGCACATCGCCGGTGGTCGCCGTCGCCGGGGTGGTGGTGACGCCCGCCACCACGGTCGCGGCATTGTCGGCCAAGGTCGCGTTCCAGCCGACGCGCACGACCTGCGAGAGGTTGGTCAGACGCAGCGGCAGGCCAAACTTGTCGATCGTGCCCACCTCGACGTTGGAGCCGACGGCGCCGTCCACCGTGACCGACAGCACGCGCCAGAACGCCTTGAGCCCGGCGGTCGTGGTGTTGTTCGGGCCGGCGATGTTTTCGGTCACGGGCTGGCCCCAAACGTCGAGGCCGTTGACCGTGAACGTCCGGGCCGAGAGGTCGGCGCCCGAGTAGACGCCGACGCAGCGACCAAAGTCGTCCGTCTGGCTGCCAATCGTCGCCGTCCCGCCCGACACCAGCGCGCCGTTCATGAGCAGCGCGCCCGCGCCGGCCGTGGTCTGCGCCGCGCAGATGCCGTCGCGGTCGAGGGCCGTCGGCACGAAGTCGAGATAGACCATCGCCGTCTTGAGCTTCAGCGTCTTGCCGGTGCGCCGGCGGTCCTGGCCGCCGAGCTCCACGCCGTCCGAAAAGATCGTCATCTACCGTGCTCCTGGGTTGGGGTTCTCAGGAGCCCGTCAAATACCAAGCGAACCGTAAACGCATCGAGGGCCTTCCGCCAAGGCGACGTACCTTTCGGTCGCCTTGTAGTGCATATTCCCGGTGGCGAAATCGCCTTCCATCCCACGCTTCACCGCCCGGCGCCAGTAGTGCATCAGGCCGTTCGGGGCGTCGGTGTGAATCCAGTAGCCGTTCTCCTGAGTGATGTAGGTCATCACCACCGGCTCGGTCGGCAGCTTGCCCATGGACCGGATCGCGTTGACGTCGTTGTTCGCCGTCCCGGCCTGGTGGGTGCTGCGCAGGAGGCGGGCTGCGACGTACTCGAGCTGCGGCGGCACGATCAGGTTCTTCGGGCGCAGGTGAATTGGGCGCAGCCGATCGTTCTTCGCCGTCCGGACCTGGATCAGCAGCGCTTCGAGGCTCGCCTCGGACAGGTCGGCGGGGGCCGCCAGCCGGTTCGAGAACGTGCCGCCGATCGCGTAGGGGTGCGAGGCCGACAGGAGCGTCACGCCGTCGCCGATCTCAGCGCCGGCCGTCTCCGACCGGTTGAAGATGTCAGCGTGGAAGACTTCTTTCGACTGCTTCAGCGAGCGGGCCAGCTCGGCGCTGTAGTGCGCGCCCAGCTCCAGGGCCTCGCTGTCCTCCATCATCTCTTCGGTGATGGCGAAGCCGAGGCCGAACACCTTGTAGGTCGCCCGGGTGCGGTAGTGGATGCCGCCGAAGTCGGTCTCGAGCGCCTGCCCCTCGGGCTTCTCCTTGGCGGCGCCGAAGCCGAAGACGACCGCGGTCTCCTGATAGCGGGCGCGCTTGCCCTGCTTCTTGGTGAAGACCTTGGACCACTCCTCGGGGTGCTCCTGGTACACGCCGTCGAAGACCGAGTTGTTGATCGGCTCGACCAGATCCGTGAACTGAGCGGAGGTCATGACGGTCATTGGGGTTCTCCTGTCCTACCGCTCAGATCGCGTTGCCGGGGGCGCGGCCGAGATTGATCTCGTTCGCGATGACCAAGACCCGCGTGTAGGCATCGCCCCATGCGTTGTCGGTGATCGGATCAATGTCGACGATCTTCCAGCCGGCCAAGTTGCCATTACCAGCGAGCGAGCCGCTGGCGAGGTAGGCGCCGGACTGGCCGGAGCGGGTGTTGCCGGTGCCGAGGTTGTGGTCGGCGGCGTCGCCGAGGGCGGTCTGCGCGATGGCGCCCGCGCCCTGGACGCTGAAGAGCATGTCTTCGATCGGCCAGAAGTAGCACATCGGCGCCTTGGTGTAGGTCGTGCCGGCGACCCAGTAGCGGCCGACGTTGTAGACGCCGCCGTCCTCGGGCGCCCAGCCGGCGAAAATCGCGCTGATCGCGTCGCCCGCGGCTGCCAGCTGATAGGCGCCGGCGGTGACCAGCTTGACCGGATCGCCGCGGAAGATGGCGGTGCCGTAGGCGGAAGCGATGGCGCCACGCAGGCCGAACGGCCGGATCTGGCCGCCACCAAGCGTGCGGACCGGCATGAAGCCGTAGGGTGCGTTGACTGCGGACACGGTTCGACCTCCGGGGGAATGACCCTCGGCAGCCGAACGTGCGGGCTATGTCCTGATCGTCCGGGCGGCTGTCAACGGCTACTTGATGGGCCGCGACCACCAGGGCTGGGGATCGGGTGCGAACAGTGCGGAGCATTTCTCCACGTACCGTTCGAGGTCCGAACCTTTGACGTACAGGCTGCGGGCTCCTCCGGTCCAGCCCTTGCCCGACACCATCAACCACATCTTGGAGAAGTCAGACGAGAACGCGACCGCCGCGCCGCCGCCGCCTCGATGACAGATGCGATCGCCGGTGTGCTCACGCACGATGCCCTGCCGCAGCATCAGCCGAGCATGGTACTGCTGAAGCTGATCGTCGGAGACGCCGCCCCGACGCGCCCATTTTCCAAGGGTGCCATAACTGCGGTCGATAGCCTCATTGATCGCCTCGCCAAGCAACACACGCCCGAACCAGAACCGCCATACGCGGCGCAGGCTCATCATTCAATCAAGCCGCGTGCGGAACATGACGATGATCGTCTTTGCCCCGGTCTGCGCGTCGCCGGCGCCTGTGCCGGCCTGGAACTTGAAGTAGCGCCAGCCGCACACGTCGTCGGGATTGAAGTTCACGCCCCGGGCGGCGCTGGTCGAGCACGCGGCGGTGATGCCGGTGCCGGCCGCGTTGAACAAGTTGACGAACGTCCCGGTCGGGCTCTCGGCCACCTGCACGGTGATGACGGTCGATGTCGTCATGGCGGGGATCTTGAGCCCGGCCAGGACGCCGCTGGTCCCGATGTCGATGACGTCGGTGACGGCGGCACCGTTGGCGATCGTCGCCTGAATGGCGGGCATGGGTGCGGGCTCCTACGCTTCGACCACCTGGGCGGTCATCCAATCCACAATGCGGGTCTGGCAGCCGATGCCGGCGAAGTCCTCGGCGGCGGCGACCGCATCGTCCCAGGTCATGCGCTTGGCGACGTGAAGCGCGTCGCGCCGGTCGGGCGAGGCCGACAAGGTGCTGTGCGCCACAGCCAGCCACTCGTCCTCGTCCCGGCGGCGGACCTCGACGATGAACTTGCCGGTGCGGGCGACGGTCACGGGCTGGTTCGTCTCGTCGGCGATCTCGGCGAGCACTTCGGCGCCGCCGTCATTGTCCTCGACAAGCGCGGCCTTGCGTCGGGCTGCCATGGTCAAACTTCCCAGTCGTAAGGTACGTCGCGGCCTTCCACGAGTTCCCGGTCCTCCGACCATGGCCGCATGCCGCTGCGGTACATCTGCTCGGCGATGCCGGACCTGAGGTCGTCGCGCTGCTGCTTCGCGCGGTACTCGTTGGCCGCCACCTTCATGTCGCGCAGCCGCTTCTCGGTCCGGGCCGCGATCAGGTCGCGGTAGACCAGATAGCCCGCGTGCTGCCCCTCCATGACGGCGAAGCTGGCGAGGTAAGCCTGCCACTTCGGGGCGAGATCGGTCTTGCGCACGAACTCGTAGGGGAGCCGGCCCTGCACCGTGTTCTGGAGATTGGCCGTGTCGACCTGGCGGTTCTCGGTCGCACTCGCTGCGGGCAGGCTGTGCCGCACCCACTTGTAGGACCATGCCGGATCGTCGTCGGGCAGCTTGGGCAGGCCCGGTTGCTCGTCCTCGAGAAACGGGTTGTCGCGCAGCGCTTCCAACTCCAGCGCCCGCTTCCGGCGCAGACGGGCCAGCCGCTCGTCGCTGCCGGCGTCCAGGTCGCGCACGATCGGCCGCTTGCCCGGCGTGGGCGCGCGGGTCGGGCGGTCGTCGTCGACCTTGGCGCCGAGCGCGTCGGGCTCGTCGAACTCCTCCTCGATCCGCTCCGGCAGGACCAGATCGTCGGGCAGGGTCGGCGTGGCGTTCTCGCGGGTGCGGGCCATCAGATCCTCCCAGTCTTCGCGAAGCGCTCGGCGCGCGCCGCCTGCCACCGCTTCATCACGCCGGCATCGTTGAGGTCGAGGCCGGCCATCTCGGCGGCTTTGCGTTCGGCGGCGGTGATCGGCGGGAGCCGCTTGCCGTTGCCGGCACCCGGCGCCGCGGCGCGGCTGGAGCCGGCCGTGCGCGCCACATCGGGCTCGCCCGCGTCGCCATCATCGAACAGCTCGGGGCGCCTGGCCCGCATCTGCCGCTCGACCTCGGTGAGATGTCGCGGATCAGCGAGCGGGATGCCCTTGTCGCGCAGGGACTGGCTGATCTGGATCGCGAGCCGGCTGTCCTCGTCGCCGCCGCTCTGGTCGAACCAGTCGTTGCGGCTCATCCACGCCTGGACGTGATCGTTGCCGGCCGGCTGCGAAGTGCG